TATCCCCTTTAGGACCCTGAGGACCAGTTTCTCCTGTATCTCCTTTAGGACCCTGAGGACCAACATCACCTGTATCCCCCTTAGGGCCTTGAGGACCGGCTTCTCCTGTATCCCCTTTAGGTCCTTGAGGACCAACATCACCTGTATCCCCTTTAGGACCCTGAGGACCAGGAATTAACTCGATTTTAGAGATTTCTTCACTTACATAGCTTTTAGTCGCATAAGCTGATAAATCTACCTCTTCGTTGCCACCTAACTGCGCTTTTGCAATTTCTTCGGTTATCCTTTCATCGGTCTGAGTCTTAGTGTAGTAATCGCTCATATCGGCAGGTGTTCCAGGTTCTCCCTTATCCCCTTTAGGACCTTGTTCACCTTTTGGCCCTTGTAAACCTTGCGGACCTTGTTCGCCTTTAGGGCCTTGTTCACCTTGCGGACCTTGAATACCACGCTCACCTTTCGGTCCAGTATCTCCTTTTGGCCCTTGAGGTCCTTGTGGCCCAATGTCTCCTTGCGGACCTTGAATACCACGCTCACCTTTCGGTCCAGTATCTCCTTTTGGCCCTTGAGGTCCGGGAGTTAGCTCAATGTTATTGATTTCTTGTGCTACAAAATCAATAGTAGCGTAACCGGATAAATCGACATCACCACCGCCTAGAGACGCTTCGGCAATCTTTTCAATCACATACGATTCAGTAGCCAAATCCGTCGGTTTATTGGCTAGATCATTATAACTACCACTAAAGTTACTTTTATTGTCCCATTCTTCTAATTTAGATTCAGTTACTTTGTTGAGGGTTGATAAGTTAGAGTGAGTGTGTCCATCTCCGCTTCCGCCTGTTCCAACTTGCACACCTTCTCCGATACCCATTTCCACGTCATACGCATAGGTTTGAGAGACTTTTACGTCTCCATTTTTCATATTGGCTTGGATTTCAAACTGAATCTTTTCTCCACCTACTCGGACCTCTGATTTGAAAGGAATCAATATAAGTCGTTTTTCTATGTCTTTTACAACGATATCATCAGTAAGTTTATTACCGTTAATTAAATAATTAATCTTCATGTTTTCAACTAAATCTAAATCTAAATTGACATTAGCTTCTAAACCGTCCAAATCAACTTCATTAGATTTGAAAAGCGTACCTAATTCACGTTTGAAGTAAACATCAAATTTAACGTTTATAATGCCCATTTCGCACCTCCATAATAAAAGCTACCGAATTGGCAGCTTAAAACGTCGTTTTTAATTGTTTAATTTTTTAAGATAGCAAATTTAACAAACTGTTAGTTATACTGCTTCATTAGTTATTAGCAAAGCCTCTTCGGGCTCTGTTTTTTTAGGCAACTCTAAAGTCGGAGCTTCTTCTAGTTGTTGCGTTGAAGCCGTCATAACAGCTTCTGACGGGTAGATAATAATTTCGATATTAACAGACTTGCAATCACCATTTATCTCAAATCTATTTTCGCCCTCTGTCTCAACCCAGGCGCTACCTCGGCCCTTGCAAATAATTGACACAATATCATACTCGCAACCTTTATATTCAAGCGGAATGTTGCGGATGGCTTTACCATTGACTAATTCTACATTTTTATAAAGGTATCGAACGCCATCAACATTGCTTGTCACGCCATAACTTTCACTGATTCTACGTGTATCATAATTTGCATATGTACTAGCAGTTTTCATGTTATGCATTGTGTAGTTATGAAAATCCCAGTGAGTATATGAGTGCGTGTCTGTAGAGTTCTTCATCCAAATGACGCCTTTCGGCACTCCTTTTCCATCCATGCAACCCAAGTGCATTTGATAACCACCCATCACATAAAGAGAGTGTCCGTTATTCACCGCTTCATAGATAGTTGATGGTGATGTGTTTAAGTAGTCGAATTGAATAGCTCCACTTCCTGCTAATCGTAAGTGAGCTAACTGTCTAATACCGTAACCATGAGCATGAACATCTTTCCAAAAATTGATACCTCTAGGTTGGAAAGTATCATTAGAGGAAATCGTTATAGCTTGGTCCATGTTCAATGTCGAATTGGCATCACTCATGCTACTTGTCCCAAGTGATAGGTAAGTACCGTTATTAGCGGTTGAAATGGCTAACCCATTGGCTGACGCAGTTCCGGAGTGCAATGCCGATTGAGTGATGTATGCCCCTAATTGTGTGCCATTCCAGGGATGGAACGTTATCCCACCATTTTTAATCCCCAGCGTTTGTTGGGAACTGTTATTGAACGATGACATACCATTCGAACTAAATTGAGTGTATGCGCCTACGTTTGAGTTCATCCTAATCCCAGTCTGTGACATTACGATAGCGTTTGTGATTCCGTTGAAACCGACTTTAACGCTGTCTGAACTTTGCTCAATGATTGACTTAACGCCGTTTGAATCCACTTTTGATGCTATCTTATCAGCTGTTTGCGTGATGGCGGTGTTAGCACTTTGAATTTTGCCATTTAGATCTTCAATACTGGCCGATACCGTCGAATTGATCGAATCCGCCTTTTGTTGGATGGCGCTATTCATTTGTGTGGTTGTCGGGTAACCTTGCAACGCATTTGTAGTATTTGCGTTAGCTTCGTCAATTGCTTCGTTTTTAGCTTGCGTAATTGTTGAGGATACCGTGTTGATGATTGCATCAGCGGTTATTTTTTGTTCAGCCGAACTTTTCCAAGTCTCTAAAGCTGAAACTTTACCATCGACCGATGTCTGCCTCTCTTCAACCCTATCCACGCGTTGAGTAATCGAGTCACTTACGACTTTAATCTGAGCGTTTGTGTAGACTTTAGACTCATCAATAGCAGTATCTTTTTTTGCATCGCCGATAAAATCGATGGCCTTTTGCGCCATTTTTTTGAATTGAGCCAAAGCTGAGTTGTAGGCGCTAAACGCTTGATCTAATTGGCTTTTCTCATTGGCTTCATTGAATTTCCCGTCTGCAATGACGCTATTAATCGTTGTTTTTAGCGCCGTATGCTTTTCGTCATAAATATCCTTAGCTTCTTTAAGTTGAGCTTTGACACCCGTTGCTTGTGCGCGGATAGTGATGTTAAAGACTTCTGATGTAGCCGTCAATCTGCCATCACTAACTTGAATTTGCCCCGTGTGAGTTCCGACACTTAAACCACTGCCATTAAAGGTGTAAGAAGTTCCGGACTTTGTAGGGCTAATAGCGCTATAACCGCCGGCATCTAACTTCAATTTATGCGTAAGTGTATCCCCATCGGGGTCAGTAGCCGTATAACTCAAAGTATAGCCGCCGCTTGACGTTTCGTTTGAAACTAATACAAAGCTGATAGTTGGAGCGTTATTCGTTGGTGGTGTCGGTGTTGGAGTTGTCGTCTCTGTTACGGTGACTACGCAAGTTGCGGTTTTATTTCCGTCCGAAGTCCTTACTGTGATAGTCGCCGATCCCTTGGCGTTCGCTCTGATTATTCCATTGTCAACAGCAGCAACTGTTGTATTGTTAGAGCTCCATGTCACGGCCTTGTTTGTTGCGTTTGTTGGCGTTACAGTGGCCGTTAAAATCTCTGTTTTACCAACCGTTAATGAAGTAGAGCTTTTATTTAAAGAAACTCCTGTAACTGGCACGGTTGTAGATCCCCCGCCGCCACTCGATGATGCACTGACATTGACATGAACGTTATACGAATGCCCTCCGTCATCTGTGGTTGCAGTAACTAAAGAGTACCCTTCACTTTTCGCGGCGATTAATCCACCCTGGCTTACGGTAGCAACGCTTTGATTTTGAGACCACCAATTAATTGTCTGATTGGTCGCATTGGGCGGCACAACAGAAGCCACCAACTGACGTGTTTGCCCAACTTTTAAGTCAACACTCCACGCATCTACCACGATGCCTGTAACCGGCACTGTAGCACTTCCACCCCCACCGCCGCTTGAAGAACCAGAAACTATGCGAATCGGAACACTTGCCGTACCACTATTAACGAAGATTATATTTAGAGTGTCCTCTCCTTCAACCATCGCTGTAACTGTAACGGATGTACTTGTTTGAGCCATAGCATCAATAGATATTTTTCCGTTTGTAGCATATGTGGTGCGAATTGTATCGCCTGCGACGGTGAAAGTTTTCTTCTCTCCGACTTTCATTGTGGCTTCACTAGGCGTTATGACACCAGCTTTAATTGTTTTATCACTCATTCTATCACCTCCTACTTCAAGTATTCATTAGTGTATAACTCATTATACTGAGCATCCACATCGGCTTTTTCGGTATCTAATCTTTTTAAATGTTCCTGAATGGCTTTAGCTTCTGCTTCGTCGATGATTCCATCTCTAAAGGCATCGCTTAAAATATCACCTAAATCAGAAATTTGATCTTCTACCTCGGTGATTTGTTGATTAACCTCGTTTTTTAACTTATCAACTTCGTCCTTAATGGTTTGGCTAGTTTGTGTGGATGTAGACACGTCCTCGCTATTAATTCTTAATGATGTTACATCAAGATTAACGTTACCAAACGAGTCGATGTCTAGCGTACGTTTTCCATTACCATCTGTCACGCTCATCTGCTTAGCATCAATGTAATTCCCTCTTAACTCGCCATACCAACCGCGACCAAGATTTAGTTCGCCGATTAAAGCATCACCAATCGCCGCCGATTCAACATAGTTGCTTAAATCTGATATTTTAACAGTATTTACCTCAACTTCATCGCTAAATTCAGTGCGTTGACCGTGCGTATTGATCGCACAGGCTCTGAAATACCACGTTTCATTAGGTTCTGCTTGATATAAGTATGTACTGGCTTGTCCGCTGAATATCAAGTTGAATGTGTTAGGCACGAAGCCTTTTGTTTTTGATGCGTAAAGCTCATATGAGTAATAAACTTTATTCTCAAACGTCCAGGAAATCTCGATATTAGCAAATCCGTAAACTTTAGCAATGATATTAGGAACTTCCGGCAATGTTTCCGGGAAATCCCCAATCGAACCGTCGGATCCTGCCGGTCCTTGTGGTCCAGGTGGCCCCGGTGGTCCTTGTGTTGGTCCATCTCCTGTTCCTCCAATGATGTCGCCTAAGGTTGTTCTAGGCTCGCCCAGTTCCATACTGTCATAACGGCCTCTTAAGACATCAAAGACAACTTTAATAACTTTTGCTTGAGTGTCGATGTTATAGCGTGAATCTTTAACCGTCACCACATCACACAAATTGATACGGTCCTCTAATCCTTCATATCCTACACATTTAGAAAGTGGAATGAACTCAATTTTATAGTTGCATTTTGGAATATCGACTTTATTATTCGTATATTCCCTAGTCGCCAGGCTATTGAGTTTTGTTTTGGTTGGGATTTCATCATCTTCAAACTTATCTGAGTAATCGATGTATTTTACATAAGGATGAGCGTAATTGTTGATTAATGGACTATCAACGAAGTCGCCTCGAACCTCAACATCTTGATCGTTTTCATCGGTGTAAATCGCATAGGGCATAATACGCGTCACCAAGTCCGTTGTATCTTCTTCGACTTCTAATCCTGTTAAGTTTTTGCGATACTCGATAACCACATCGTTATCACGTCCGCGTCGATTTAATACATGGATATCTGTGTTATCACGTAGAATCTCAGCCCCTGTGCCGTAAGTGTCGATAATAGAGCCACTTGTGCCACCAATAGCTTCAAGACAAGTTGCTTTGCTCATATTAAAACTTTGAGCGTTTATGATGTCCGAATGCCCTTTAAAATGACTTGAAAACTGAGAATTTCTAAAGATTGTGTTCAACGCATACTCACACGATTGATTTTCAATGGCGATACTGTCAACCCAATCATGAGCTAAATCAAAAGAGATATGACGGGCGCATATCTCGATTCGATTAGCCATTAATTTCCGTGTGTTGTAAATTCTAAACTTTTGAGCTTTAAGGTAGTCATTAGCATCTGCGACGACGATATTTTCACGCTCCAGGGAACTAACGATTGTATCGTTTGCCGGATAAATCATAGTTAACTCAAAAATTCCGTTGCGTTCCTCTTCGATCAGACACTCGATACAGTCGTTTAAATCTCCGATTTTAACTGCACCGGTCTTATCGTATAGAGTTGGTATCATGAAGCCACCTCCGTTGCATCAAAGCGAATAGATATTTCGGCGAAATTATCAATCAACTCTGACACATCAATCTGATTGGTACAAATCGCCTTGAATGTCGTCCCGTCATACATCGTTAATGTCTGATAACCAATGGGATCTTGTAACCAAGCGCCGATTTGTTTGGCTAGATGAGGCAAATTAGCGTTGCTTCTAGCGTCAACAAAACACTCTAGTTCTATTTGGAGATTTTCTTTACTGCCATCATCAATAATTAAATTACCCGTGCGTCCAGGAATTGCAATGGATTCAATTTTTTTAGCCGGTCTAGATAGGTGGTTAGAGTTTTTTACTTTTAACCCATATCTTTCGCTACTTGTTCCATTAAAAGTGAAATACATCTATACACCTCCTAATGCTATTTTTTTGCGTCGAATCAAATAAGTTAATTCATCTGCAATCTTTTCGATGTCATTCGCTGTATTGTTATAGAAATTATCGATTTTAAGCACGATTTCAACCGCACCGCCTGCGTTATTAAGCATTTGCTCAGTCTTATGAGCCGGTGTAACCGATGCGCCACGTGGCATATTAACTAACTCTGGTCCTTGTTCCCCTACAAGAGTTAAACCGCCAAGTGTATAGTTCGAACCCTTCCAAAGTGTTGGGATTTTAGGGATATTGATTCCTTTACCGCCCAATCCAGGTCAAATTTGTTATCGTTAGGCTCTTTATCCTAACCTCTATATATTTCTATATAGTTCAGACTATATCTTTACCTTTTTGCAAAGGTAGATGGTTCTCGTGGATATTTCTGCATATAAAAAGACACTCTCTTGAGTGCCTATTACTTAGCTTACTTTATCTAGTCGTTACACCTTCCTAATATTTCTACTAGGCTCGGCTCGGTATTACCTTATAATAATTTGAAATAAAATCTTCAAGTTGTTGTTCGTTATTATTTCCAAATCCGTATTTTTTATGGAAATCCAAGTGGCATTTTTGACAAAGAGTTATACCGTTATCAATATCATATCTCCCGTCTGGGCAACAATTATAAGAGTTTATATGATGAGACACCAGAACCCCACCTCTTTGTTTGCAACAAGCACAAGTATAATTATCTCTTTTTTTTACACCATTTACAAACACAGCGTCTTCATTTGTTTTTCTTTCTTTCCTTCTTTGTTCGTGTGTTCTATTAGGATTGAAATTGTAAATCAAAGATCCTTTATACCAAGTCGGTTTGTGTTCTCTGTGACATTTATCTGAACAATAATGATGAACCGATTTGTTATAAAGAAATGGTTTGACACTGTGTTCTTTCCCGCAATTTTCGCACTTATACGTTATTTTTTTTCTCAACGCATCGGATGCGCACTGTTTCGAACAATACTTGCTGTTTTTGTTTTTGTTAGAATAATGGTTTTCGCATTGTTGGCAAATGTGGTTGTACCTATGGTTTTCACAATACTTGCATTGACTATTTAGATACTCACCATACTTGTTGCGGCGAACTCTGAACTCACTTATATGTTTTTCTACAAAACATTTTGTGCATTTTTTAGTTTCCATTTAATCAACCCCAAGCAAAATTGATTTATCAAGCAATTGAAAACGGGAAGAAAGTGCTTGAATCTTTCTTTTCGGAAAGGTAGCTACTCCATTTCCTATCCCTAACAACATTATACAACTTTTTGATTTTATGAACAATATTATTACTTAGGCTTCCACCGAATTCTCCATCTTTATACTGAGCTACCTTTTCTTTAACCCAGTCCGGTAACTTAATTTTATTAAGGCCACCAATCAAAGTATTCACTTTATTTATAATCCAGTTAAACGCATTTCTAAACATCGTTTTGATTCCTTCAAGAGGATTAGTTAAGAAAGATTTAATCCCCTCCCAAAGACCTTTAAATGCCGAACTAACCGGGCTGATGATTGTGGATTTGAACCAACCAACACACCCACTCCAAATATTTTGAAGATTTGCCCAAGCATTAGAAGCGCCAGTTTTAACACCAGTCCAAAAATTATTCCACCCTGTTGTCAATGGCGTTAAAATTACATTTTTAAACCACTCAGAAGCGCCTTTCCATTTTTGGACAATCCAATCCCAACACTTAGACGCTGCTTCTTTAACCGCATCCCAGTTCTTAATCAATAAATAGATAATTGCAATTAATGCGCCGATAGCGGCAATAACTAAGGTGATCGGACTCGTTAAGAATGCTATAGCGGTTCCTAGTGCAGTAGTCGTGGCCGTTGCTATTGTCTCAGCTAAAATCATAGCATTTAAAATAACCTCTTGCGCCACCATCGAAGCATTACTTAGGATAGTTGCCGCGTTAAATGCCAATACAGCTGCTGTCAGCGTTCCGAGAACAATAGCAATGGTTGTAATTAATTGCTCGTTTTCAAAAAACGCTGTCGTCAAATCCTTAACTTTATCACAAACACTCTTAACTTCGGCACCAAACTCAATCCATTTTTCGAGCCCCATCGCTTCCATTGCTTCTAAAAGCGCTGCTTTAAATGACCCCGTCTCTTTGTAGGCATTCGCGAACGCTTCAACAACGGGTAGCAATTTCTCTAATAATCCCGATAAAGCGGAAAATAACTTTTCAGTGATTAAACCAGCAACCGTTGTTAAATTATCCTGTAACGTTGACATCATCCCGTTAAATGTCTTTGATTGAGCTTCCATCGCTCCTGCGGTAGTTGCCGCCATGCTATCAATAGCGGAATTGTAAATATCGGCGGTTAATTTTCCTTCGGAAGCCATCTTTTTAACTTCTGCTACAGTCACGCCCACTTGGTCCGCAATGGCTTGATAAATAGGGATCCCTCGGTCAGCTAAGATGTTCAAATCTTCGGTATAAGCATATCCGGCTTGTTGTACTTGTGAGAACTGTCTAGTTAATTCCACTAAACTATCCTCTTGCACACCGAACGCGCTCCCCATATCACCTATTTTAGTTAAGGTATCGAATACCGCATCACCTTCATAACCAGCATTATGAAGATATTTCGCCATTTGATCGACACCCATTTTACTAAATGGAGTTGAAGCTGCGAACTTTTCAATTCGTTCCAATTGTGAGATAGCCTGTTCTTGGCTGCCTAACAAAGTTGTCCAAGTAACTTTAGATTGCTCTTTCAAGGCGTTGTATTCAACACCGACTTTGGCGATTGCAGTCCCAAACTCAACAACTTTTTTGACAACAAAAGCACCAGCTATCGCGGCCGCTACTTTTTTAACTGTATTAGTTAAAGAGTTGCACTGTTTTTCCACGCCGCTAATCCCTGTTTTAAATTCACTGTTATCAAGTTTGATGGTAACTTTCAAATCCCTTAAAGTTTCTGCCACATTTTCACCCCCAACCTTTTAAAACTTTGTTTTTAACCAATCAAGAGTCGATTCGCGTTCTTCTTTTGTTGGTTTTTTCATTGCTCGTTGTTTTTTCTTATCAAAAGGATGTTCAATTTTGAATTTCTTACCGCCTTGAATCGCTCCATTTGCGTTGTAAGATGCCATAAACGCGAGATTATAATCTCTTTCAACCGCTTTAAAGTGACCGTTCACCGCTAAAGAACTTTCTCTAATTGACATTTGATAAAAACAATTAGGAGATATTTTCATATCTCCTACAACGATTTCAAAAAGTTGGTCAACGAGAGTAGTTAAGTCAATAACGCCATCTTCTTGGTTATTTACTTTCCCTCATTTTGCTTCATTCCGAGTGATTTAATTAATGCTTTTGAAATGGTATTACCTAAGTCCTCCATCGTTCCGCAAGACTCTAAATAATCACTCATTAAATCTCCGGCTTGTTCAACCGTCTTGATTTCTTGACCATGAATTTTTTTCAACCCAAAATAAAAAAGAGAGCGAATTTGCGTGAAGTCCATCGTTTCATCTAACTTCATCACATCCAACCCACACTCTTTCATTTCACATAATGAGTTAATTGTAAATTTTAGAAAATAATCTTTGTTATTGATCTTAATTAATCCATCAACCATACTTTTAAAACCACCTTTTTAATTTACTCTTCTGAATCTTTTAACTCGCCACAACCTTCGAATGAGATTGCGTATGATACTACGTCATCTTGCCCAGCTTCAATCGACATTGAAGTGATGATCGCTTTCCCCTTGAAATAGATACCCTCAGTATTTGAGAACTCTAATTCTGCCTCTTGGCTATTTTTGAAAGCCGTTTGAACTGCTGTGATACCTGCATCGCTTAAGAAGTAAATCCCGTCACATGATGATGACCATGTTTTGATACCAGGTAATTTTTTAGACCATCCACCTGTCGTCTTACAAGTAGCGTCAATTGACTCCGCGCTTAATTCTAATGAAGCGTTGCGTTGTCCACCAACCACTTGCGAACCAATTTTAATTAATACATCTAATCCACGTACTTCTGTTGCTGCCATATTGCCACCTCCTAATAAATTTCAAACGTGAGTTCTAATATTCCGTGATAAATATCATCTTCACGTTGGATTCTTTTAAACCATTCCGTTAAATAAGCGACTTGTCCACTTCTTACAAGGACAACATCACTAAACAGATTAATGACTGAATTAGCCATTTCCTTAACCTCTTTCTGCCCGTTATAAGCACTAAAAAGGTCTATTTGAATAAAAATCTCATTCCCTTTTGATGTTTTAGTATTTAGAGGTCTATCTTCTGTGTAGCTAAAGGCTCCATATGGATAAACTTCATCTCTCAAACCATCATAAAACGGGAATTTTAAGTTACTTTTAAATAACTCATACAATGCTTTTTGAAGTTCTAAGTCCATCTTATTTGCCTCCAAGCACCTTGTTAATCTTCGTCTGTAGCTTAGCCGCATTTTTGTTGTAAGCCGGTCTTAAATAAGGCTTTGGCGACTGTTTGCGTGTACCGTATTCAACGTGAGTCGCGTATTCTACGTTCGTTCCGACACTTGCTTCAAAATTATTAATGTTTGATGTGTCAGATGTTATAGACATTCTTAATCGCCCCGTATCAACCGGACAATTTCTCTTAGCGTCACTCTCGATAGCTAAAGCGCACTCTTTGATTGCATCTTTTAAGCCATTCGTAACGTGATTGTCATATTGATCTAAACTCTTAAAAAAATCCGACGCATCAATTTGAAAGTCAACCTTACCCATTTACGACCAACTCCAAAACACTACCCTTTGAATGGATATCTTTAATCCCAATGATCGAATACATTAATCCATCATATTTAATTAATTGACCGTCCGCTGGATTAAATCTTTTATCGCAAATAAGTTTAGCTTGGATTTTAAAGCCTTTTTTCGCCCCTGTAACATCTTCATTCATCACCTTAGGTATAAATTTACCTCGCAACTCATTAGACTTAACAGGAACTAAATTAGAGCCGCCATAGCCATCGACAATAGGTTGGTATTTATACACCTCAACTTTAGAATCAATCATTATAACGTCCTCAACTTTCTACCAGTTGAAGCAACATAATCATCTAAGATTGTTTTGTATGGCGCAATCATATCATCTACGAATGTCACACTATAATCGCCTATTTCTTCGTGTTTTGCTGCTTCTGATCCAAACTTGCGATATCTAACAACTGCCATCTCTTCACAAATCCACTCTAATTCCTTTGGAACTGATGATTTACGAATAGCAATTTTAATCGCACGTTCTGCATCTTCAACAAATAGTTCCACACGACTATATTCATCTGAGGTATGGTCGTTTAAAATCCCTAGTTTAACTAGTACATTTTCAATCATTATTTCTTCACCTTCTTAGTTGAAGGCTTTTTCGTTGCTTTCTTTTCCTCAGCAACTTTTTGCTCAACATTTTGTAAATGTCGTCTTAACATCGCAAACCCCATTTAAACCCCTCCTTTAAAAAAATAAAGAGGACTCTAGGCCCTCGATAATTACTCAGTAGCGATTTTAACTACTTTAGTTTTGTCGCGTAAGTAAGCAGCGTAATGTTTGTCTACGGCATAAACGTTAACTTTTGCTAAGATATCGCGATCAGATTCAACATTAGTGTCGCGTTTTAATTCGATTCCTAATGCACCTGGTTTAACGATGTATGCTTTTCCTGCTGGAACGCGGTTAGATACAACAACTGCTGCATTATAGATGTAACCGATTGAACCACCAATAGCGCCTTGAACGTTTGTAGATGGCACGAACTCTGCTCCTTTTCGGATTGCTGTGTATTCTTGTGGGTTGATGAATACGCGCATTTCTTCGTCTAAATCTTCATCAAATTTTCCGATAGCATCTGCGATAGCTTCCGCCGAAACTGCTGCATTGTGGCTTAAAGTTGCTCCTTCTAAAGCTGTGTAGCAATCTTTTTCGATTTTATCAGCGATAGATAATAATAATTGATCAGCGATTTCTGATACTGGATTTCCGTGTCCTGATAAGATAGCCTCATCAGTGATTGATACTGATTTAGCAACCTTTTTAACTTTTACAGTTTCAGAATCTGAGTTTAATACTACTGGTACGTCAGCAACTCCCTCAGCTAAATCTTGTGCGGTTCCGATGTATTCCCATACTGGCACTGTTAATGTGTTACCCGGACGACCTTGTAATGTTGTTCCCACTACTGCTAAAGGTGATAATTTGATTTTGTCCACTAATTTAGCGTCGATGTACTCTGCCACTACTTGTGGGTTTAATAAGTTTGATAATTTAGTTGGTGCTGTCATGTTTAAAACCTCCGTTTAATTAGAATTTTCTTGGCGTGACCTAGCAAACTCTTCAAACGTCATTTGCTTCACGTCTTTTGGTTTTGGCGACTGCGATGCAGTCATTTTCGGTGTCGTACCTTTTGTTCGTTCAATTACTGCATTGTCTAAGTGTGATTTATAAGCTGAATCGAATTTTTCGATGTTTTCAATCGTTAATTCTTCGTTTTCTGCGATGAAATAAGCCGCTAAATCCGCTGGTAATCCTTTTTCACTTGCTAATTGCTGTGCTTTGATTGTTAATTCCTTGCGTACTGCTTCACGCTCTTTTTCAGCTAACTTTTGTTCTAATTCTTTGATTTTACGCATCTCCGGCGTTTCTTCCGGGTAACGTTTCGCGATCTCTTCATCAATTAACTTCTCTAAATTATTTTGTTTCCACGTTTCTAACCCTTTGTTGAAGTATTTATCCAACTTAGGTTGCATCAACTTTTGACCTTCTGAATTTCCTAAGTAGTTCTCAATGTGAGTTGCCGTAAGCACCTCTGTGATAACGTCTTGATTTTCAGATAAAAAAGATAAAACTTGTTCTTTTGTAATTTCCATTCTTATAACTCCTTTGTGCCCTACAAGTGCTTTTGCCCAGGTAGTGCAAATAATTTTAAGTATAATAAAAGGCCGTTTTTAAACGACCTCTTACCAATCTTCTAAAACAGGAACGACAGTTGACCTGCAGTGGGGGTGCAAAGGCGGAAAATTAACTCCGACTACTGCATCACTCAGTTTATAAACCTTGCCATTCTGATTTTTACACAATTTACTTGTACGACTATCGATAGCAGCTAAGAACTCATATTTCTCTACAACTCCGCTATCTGCATATCCTTTTAAATGCCCTTGATTCATAGCATAATTCGTTTCAGTACGGACAAGGCGCTCGGCTTGATAATAAAGTACGTTTAAGTCCTTTTTCAACTGCCTAGACATCTTTTGAATACTGTCACCGCGAATAATACCAGCGGTTAAGTTTTGCTTGATATGCTTCACAAGAGCATCTTTGTTGTCCCATATGCGATCACTAAACATTTTCCCGGCATAAGGGTATTCAATAATTGTTTTTATTGCTTCGCGATTAATAACGGGAGCCATTATTCCCAACAGCTCACTGACTTCTTTGTATTGTTCAGTAAATAAGCCGATTAACGTATCCTCTAGCGTCATTTGATACTCATGAGTAACTTTAGTCAGCTCCATGTTTATCGCGTCTTGTAACGCCTGTAATCGCGTAATTTTAGCACGTGCGTTTAGTCTATCAATCTCTATCTTGATATACTCCGAGCCGGTGTCGCGATACATAGCGTACAATTCTTCGATTTTCTGATTATATTCAGCTAAATCAATCGGTGTTAGCATTTGAGTCACTGTCGCATAGTCGAGTTTATGATCTACTGCATATTTCATCATGAAGTCATTAACCTCTTTTTCAATACTTCTGAAAGCATCACGATATAAAGCGGATAACTCCTTCATGACCTCTTTCTCGACCTTTGTAGCGACTTTGTCCAGTTCCTCTGACCGTTTGAGCCAATAGGATTTATTGCTCAAAGGCCCCCAGTATTTCTCGTCTTTTTTGCTCAATCCTATCACCTCGCTTTGTTTTAAAGGTAAGCTATCGGCGTTGACCGCGCTTCTTTAAAGATTTCAGCACCCTTTAAAATACCTCGCTGTGCATCTTCTGTCGAAACTCCACAATTAGCTTTTAAAACTGGTTTTTCCACCTTTTTATAATGAGCTATAATTTCATTCGAGTAAATAAAGTCAGTTCTACAACCAAACTCTTTCGGTTCTAACTGCAACATATACTTACTTCGTTCTCGTTCAACTTCCAACGTTGATTCTATTTTTAAAACTGAAATAACCCTTCTAAATTCAACATCACCATTAAACGGGTTCTTCCACTCAACAAAATCCCCGGCATCAATTTTATAATCCATAACTAACCACCCTTTAAAACAGTGTTTTTAAACTTCTTCATCATCTGTCGGCACTTCATCAACCATCGGGAATGAATATGTCTCAAAAGCTGCCTCTTTTTCACTATTCACACGTTCTAACTCTTCCAATGGTTTCTCGATGAACGGCAATAAGGACAACAACGTCTCATTTGACACAATTCCATTAAGCGATGTAACCATTTGTGCAATTTCAGTAACGTTTTGAGGTAAAGCACGTGTAAAAGTAATTTTATAATTTCGATAATCAATATTTTGACCTCGCATATTTAAAACATTGACGATCAACTCTAACATTCGTTGGATTGACCTGCGCCACTTAGATTCTTTTTTGTTCATCTGTTTTTCTAAGCCGAACATTTTGTAAGATAAAGCCACACCCGAAGCATTACCGGCAAAAGATTCATCTGTTAGATTAGGCGTTCCGGTTAGCTTATGGAAGTCATTCGTTAAGCGATTTAACATATTCTGAATGTATGTATCGCTCACTGTCTTAGTTAAGAATGAAGCGTCACCATCACCATCAACTAATAAAGTGCGGTTATTCTTCATATCCGCGATATCTTCGCTATCTGTCGCGCTTAGGTTTTTAAGTAATAAATAAGCATTATCGAAATATTCAATCTCATTAACACTTGATGACATGATATTCTCAATCGCATCAACAATGCTGATAGCATCTTCGAACGAACCTTTGCGATGCTTATTCTCGATAAACTCAATCATTGGAATGTCGCCAAAGAAGTTAGGCTCTTCACCCATTAAAACCGGTGTTTGAAGGTCCCCTTTATAGTAGCGAATCATATCTTTGTTATAAATTGTGATTTCCGTAAATGTCTGATTATTAGATGTATACTCACGGTAAATAACCGCTCCAATCGGTTCTTGTTTGATGCTATTATCATAAATAACAAAACTTTCAGATGGTTTTAAAGGACTCATACGAATAAATCCTTCTTCATCAATCCAAAGCACTAGATTGGCCGTACCATGAATAGATGACATTTCATCTAAATCACTGTTAACATCTTGGAAGTCGTTGTATTCCAAAATATCATTTAACGCTTCTGTTTCTGCATCGTTATCACTCGTAATCGTTAAAGGTTCACCGCTAAAATACCCAACACGAATACCTACCGCATGGCTAGGCAAATTAGTAACTACCTTGTTGTTAGGTTTTGAAGGATCTTCCATCACACGATTTAAAATATCATGTTTACCGATGAAATAATTCTCCAACTGGCGATAACGAGCCTTAGTTTTGTAGCGATGTGTATTAATTAAATCTAAAACCTCTTCTAGCGTAATATACTCTGAATTTGTTGTGATAACTGTCATTTGCCCACCTCCTAAAACTCGAATTTTAAATACCTAGCATTAACTTAGCTGATGTTAATCGTGCTGCACTGTATAAATCACTGTATGAGTACCTAAGGGCATCCATCGTATGAGAAAAGTCATGATCGTAGCTATCTTCTATATACTGACCGGTCTTTTTGTCTTTGAGATACACGTAATTCTCTAGTTCGGCAGCAACATTGACGCACGATTCATGGCAAATAATCTTCATATCCTGTAAGAAAGAAATACCGGCTTTAACACTTCCAGCACCCTTTTTGGCACTAACAGCATTAAATCCATTTCTTCTTAGGTAATCCACTTTATCCGGTTCAGCGCCATCACAATACATTTTTTGTTTACTGATACCCAACTGGATAATGCCATCCTTGATTTCTTCTAAGGTAGCACCACGCTTATAAAACTCACCAATGATATAAATTTCCTTTTTGGGTTTATCAAACAGACTGACAACGACCGTTGTAGGATCAACAAACCCCCAGTCAATGCCCACTCTGACTTCTAAACCTTGCTTAATCAATTCATTAATATCAAAGTCGCTCAAAACGTGATTTTTATAAACAAGACCTTCAACATCGGCTCCCCAATTCCCATCACAGAACACTCTAGCCTTATTAGGATTCGTGCGATACATATCCTCTAAAGCCTTAACATATTCATCCGGTAAAAAAGGATTATCTCTGAATGTAGATTGCGAATATATCGAACTTTCCGGTCTTGTAGAACCCTCGCAAAAGTCATATAGCCAATGTTTAGCGCTAATCGGGTTAAATGCCATGTAAATCTGTTGATTAGGCGCTTTACCACGCATACGAAGGTTTAACTGGTCCACGATTTCTTTCGGGACTTCATAAACCTCTTCGATAAAAACATCTGTAATTCCAGCAATAGAAAGCAACTTTTCCTCATTGTCTAATCCAACAAAGATAATCTCGCTACCGTTGGGAAGTGTAATGCTCATATCACTTTCTTTGATACGCGTTAAATGAGTGATTTTAAATGACTCTATTACGTCTTTAAACAACTTAAAAACCGAGTTACGCATTGTTGTTCCATAACGGCGACAAATCATAACTCGGCGCTTTTCTCTTAACGCTTTAATAATAATTTTTTGAGTGATGAAATGACTTTTACCACTTCCGGCGCTGCCTTTATAAATTTCCCAACGGTGAGAATAATCATTTAGCAAGGGAAGAAACTTGGCGCTAAACGTCCTAGCGTGGATATTAAGTTGCATTGTCATCACCGACAATATTTATGTTAATCGCTACATCATCTCTGATGCCTTGATCTAACTTCTGTTTTTCTAAATCAAACTTCTTCGCTTTGAGTTCAAGTTCTTTAGCTTGTAACTCAATCTCTTGCGCTTCTTTGCGGTCTTTCCAACCATGAGGTTTACGATTCTTCAACCAAAAAATCATAGCTGTGACATTACCGTTGATCGCTGCTTTATAAAGTGCATTCTCAACCTCGTAATCCACTACCTCTTTTCCTCTTTTTAGGGCGGTCAATAAAGCCGAATGTTTATTTTTGTACTCTTTAAGCGTTGAATATGAAATTCCTAAGTTATGCGCTATCTGTTCTTCGGTTAAGCCATCACGCGCCCAACCTTCAACTAATATTAACTTATCTTTAACATGAGTCTCGTATTTAGACTTCGCCATGACTATCACCACCTTGATACAAATTAAAAAGCCATTCCGAAAAGGAATCATTCAACTATGAATTAAAACCAACTTTACATAAACACACTAAATACGAATGTAAGGAGACTAGCAAGTGGTTGGATTTGCACCAACTTCACCCTCTGCTTTACTAACATAAGCTACACTTGCATATTGCCACACCGTAGCATGGCATTTGAGAGACTTAAAGACAAAGTAAAGTTAAATTTATTACTCACAAGGAGATTATTATGTTATGTTCTGCTCACTCTGCTCTAGTAGGACTCGAACCTACCGCTTAGGGAATAACGCCAACCTGGTCGAGCATATTGGGACGGCTCTTAACCGCCCTCTTGGATAATATTAACTGTTAGAGGAAATTAATGCTTCCTTTACTACAGACCGCATTGATAATCAAGAACTTATAGTAGTATGTTAGCCACTTGCCGGAGTTGCACCGACTATTACTCTTAGTGGCGTATGAGGGTTCGTCACACCCTCGCTCATAGACACAATGGAGATAACCCAACTCTTGAGTTATGTCACACAGATAAAGGTTTGAGATTATTCGATGCCATACTTAAATAACAACCACGTCCGTCGTCATCATCGGACATTAATATAATACCATATATTCCGTCGACAAAAGTGACAAAAAAGGGACATTATTCATGCCCCTCTTAAAAGTCTAATTTTATTCATCTTCATCTTCACAACAAGTACAATATTCACAGTATAATGTGCCACAATTCTCACACTCGTTTAGCATTCCCTCTTCCATTTCATACCCACAATAACGACAACATTCTAATCCCATTCTTTTTCCTCCTTAAATATGCTTAAACGTCTGATTTTATTTACTCTTTAATTCACGTTTTATCTCTTTTATTTCAAGTTTTGCATCAAATATTTTATCTTCATTTTTTACATAACCAAATACTTGTTCATTTGTAAGATGAAGTATCAATAATTTGAAATAACAATGAAATAGCTGTTTTCTTAATTCTTTCTTCATTCAATTTCACCAATCCTTAAATGTATATAAAAATTTAATTTTGTTTACTTTTAACATTCACAATACCCTGCAACCTCACAACTAAAAACAACTCCCATTGATGATAGATATTGCCATTCTTTCAATTCCTTTTTGTATGGAAAAGTTTCATTCTTCATATCGTTTATAAAACTATCCCAATTATCACTAATAAATTTAATAAAACCATCATTGTTACCTCGTTGTCGGTATCTTCTAACATATTCATCTTTTGCTGTTAATTCTGGGTAAACCAATACATATCTAACATCAGCTTCTTCTAACGCTTTTCTAACAACGTCATGACTACTCACAAATATAATATCAACTTTACCGATGTTCTCTTTAATATGTTTTATATAATTATTTGGAAACTCTGGGTTTCTTTCTTTTGTATTATTTCCATTTTCATCTTTTACCCAACTAAACTCACTACTATCACTATCCAAACATACTCTCCCATGATACTTTTGGTCTTTAAAAAATTCTGTTTTCCCAACCCCAGGGAATCCGCTAATAATTGTTGTTTCTTTCATCTTCATCTTCCTTTCAATGTGCATAAATGTCTAATTTTATTGCTATTGTTAAAACATCAAAATAAATAATAATGTTGCATAATGCACAATTTGGTCTAAAATTAACGACCATTTATTCCCCATAAGGCTAGGTGTAATTCCTCTTGCCTTGATGTAATCCATTGGAATATGTAGGCTAACAACGATTAGTACATCAATCGTAGATAACTTGTTACCAAACAATAAACAAACGCTATAAACTCCTAATCCATAAAGAATACAATGCGCCAACAAAATGTAATTATCCTTCCCTTTATTTCCTGCTAAGTAATCAGTTTGAAGAAAATAATCTCCAAACATATGTGCCATAATTGTTGTTAATAATAAGTTCATTTTTTATTCCCCTCTATGTCTTTAAAATTTGTATTTTAATCTTCTTTAACAAGTAGGTCGTAAATTTTAATGTACTGTTCTCTACTTAATTTAAAATATTGGATGGCGTGATTAACATCATCCACAAAATCCATCATAGACGTTTGTTCAATCTCACAAAATTGCGATAAAAATTCTTTCATATCTTCCATGTTTTCACCACTCATTCATTTCTTTGCAAAACCAAATTGTTTTTCTGATTAAATTTTCTTTAAATAACATTCTAAAATATCCGTATCCAGTAAACTTTTTGCTTTCTCTGATAAACCAAACTGCATTTTTTATATGTTTCACATTATCCCTCCCTCTTAAAACATCAATTTTAAATTACTCTTCCAACAAATAAAACCAATCGACTCTCTCGCTATAATAACCGTTGCTACTGCCATTAAACCTAATCGTGACATACCCTTTAGTTGTCGCCAACTTATAAAAAGTATAAGTCATAGAGCCATCGCTTCCATAATTACTCTCGTTGGTGTCAATCGCCTCTTCGGCCATCAACAATGGAGCTCCAACTAAATCTTCTAAATCACCATCTACAGACTCGATATAAACCCACTCGCAACAATCTTGAAGATGAGTTAAAACAAAAACCTCACCATCTTCTTGCTCAAAATATAAAGCATCATTTTCTTCATAATCTTCATACGCGCCCTTCCAAACTCTTTTCATCGTCTTGCCTAAAATGGGTAAATTATTAACTTCCATATTAACAACTCCTTTAAAACTATATTTTTAAAGCATCTTTCACTAACTAAAACATGTATTCTGGTAACACGCATTTTTCTATACTAACAATATCTCTAATTCTTATATAAGCTCCATCATCGGCAATTGTAAACCCATGGCCAGTCGAGTTTTTGGTAACCCACATCGCAACTGCATCGATATCTTCATTAGTTTTTATATAAAATACATCACCGTTTATCATATTCAATTTATATCCCATATCTGTCACTAGCTACCACCTCTTAAAATTAGTTTTTTAATAACCTAAATTGCCAAAGTCACAATTCATTTCATCTAAAAACGAGATCAAACCATCTTTTGTTTTAGGAACTTCAATTTCTCCTGTTTTAATCATCTCTGCAACCCCATTCACTTCTTTGAGTGTCGCGTCTGATAAATTAGGATTTGCCTCCGGAAGTCCAACACCATTCGCATTAACGTCCATTAAAACCGTGCGTCCACCTTCAAAATCACCATTAGCATAGGCGTTAATTTGATCATAAGCTGCTTGACCTAAATATTTCATAGCGCTAGTTAATATCACTGAGCTTCCGTTAGTCAATAATCCTTCGTCGTATTGGTCTACATCGACACCAACAATAAAGACTTCGTTTCCATCTTCCGCTCTTGTCTTAGTTTCATTAATTGCACCGACACCAACGCCGCCAGCAGCAGCAAATACAACATCAACACCTTTGTCATACATTCCGGCAGCGATAGCTTTCCCGGCATCTAAATCCGTAAACGTCCCTTGATAAATATAATCCGTCACTTCTACATTTGTTCCTAAGTTAGCATTAGCATACGCAATTCCTGCAACGAATCCCCAACCTAACTTTTGAACTGCTGGGACTTCCATCCCACCTAAAAAAGCGACCTTATTCGTTTCAGTTTCTAATGCTGTCGCAATCCCTGCTAAAAACGATGCTTGTTGTTCGGCAAAGAAAATCGAAACTGTATTATCTGCCACTTCATACAACGGACTCCCATCCGCATCAACCCCTACAAGTGGTTCAGCATCAATCGCAACAAACTTGATCTCCGGATACTTCTCTTGTGCTACTCCTAACGCTTCTTCAAACTTAAACCCTGGTAATACCATCACTTCTACACCAGTCATCGCTAAATTGTCAATCGCTTCTAAATAATCCTGCGTCGTCTCGCCTGTTGGCATTAGATACTGAACTTCTGCATTTGAATTATCTTCTTTGTACTCCAACACACCTTCCCAAGTTCCTTGATTGAACGATTTATCATCGATTGTCCCCGAATCTGTCACCATTCCGACTTTAATTCCTTTTTCTTCTGTTTCTTCTGCTTTAGCACAAGCGACTAACCCTAAAGTTAGGGCAACCACCATCGATAATTTCATTAATTTGTTCATTTTCACGCCTCCTATTCAAAAACTTCATTCAATAATCTTTCTAATTCTTCGCGACCTTTTTTTACTTTACGTTTAATCTCGCGATCGCAAAATCCCAACTCTTCTGCGACAAACTCAACACTTTTCAATTCTAAATATCGCATTTTTAAAGCATTAGTTTCAGCCGGCATATATTGCTGCATTAATGATAAGGCTCTTTCAATTGCAGCGACTTCCAACCTAACTGACAACCATTTCACTTTTAATCGGTCTTTTTTTAACATCAATCTTTCGTATTGTTCCTCTAGGCTCATTCGTGGTCCCGGAATATCGTCCGTAATCACCTTAGCTTTAATTTTAGGTTTTTCTAAATACTCCAACTGTGACTCGATCATTGCTAATTGTTCTTTTTTGCATTTGTAAGTTCGCAAGGCCTCAATTGCATTTAACGCCATATCTATCCCCACCTTAAAATAACTATTCTAATCTACTAATTGAACGATGTAGTGCGTATTCCAACCGTAGTAAGTTTTGTCTTTGAAATCTTTAAGTTCAACTTTCATCCCTAACCTAGCAAACTCATCAATAATTCCGTCAGTTTTAAATTTCTTTGACACAATGGTATTGCCGAATTTTTTCATAGCGACAACTTGGAATCTTTTTAATTTCACTTTTTGCTTAGTTGCCGCGATCTCTGCTTCGAGTTCTTTTGATTCTCTGAGAAGTTTTGCTTTTTCTCCACCCATTTTCCCTTTTTCAGATGGCGTTAGTACCATTTCTTTAGGAATTGAAATTCCTAATTTAGCTAACTTGTTAGCCGTTTGGACACCGAATCTACCTTCGCCCTTAGCTAATTTAGAAATAGCGTTTGGCGATACCCCTGAAAGTCTCGATAACTCTCTTTGCTTCATATTGTGTTTTTTCAAATATTCCTCAACCGTCATCAGATTCTCCCCCTTTAATAGCTATATTCACAATTACAAGCCACTTCGCCACTTTCAATCTTCCCTAGATCATCAACCGGTGGCACAAAATTAGCTTCGTAAAAATCTCGCAACTTGCACTCATTGCGGTTTTTGGTGCAACCTTTACACTCAGCGTATAACTTACCATCGATTAGTGAATGAAACTCGCCTAGCGTCAATGTACGCTCACCGCATTTCGATAGCATCTTTTCTAATTTTTTGATTTGATAGTCGTCAGCTAAACGCAATTCCCATCTATTCAATCGTTTATCTAGTGTGCTTTTTGTCTTTCGATCCAAATTGTCCTTGATGAAACTCTCGAAAAATTTACGCTGATAGGTTGTTGCCATTTTCAAATACTTAATCTGTTCTTTTGTGATAATTCCGCTTTGTTGAAACTTTTCCCAAATCGGTACGCAGTCGCCAACTCCTGTTAGTGAGCGCATCCCCATCAATAACTGATGAGTAGCGCCTAACATCATGATTTGATTCATTTCCTCTTGTCGCAAATAACCGCGTTTAACCTTGCGTTCTCTTAAGTTGACACCATCTTTAAATACTTCAAACCCTTTCTTCATCTTCGTTCTCTCCCTTTACTCAATTAAAATGGTAACATTTCGTCACTAATGTTAATATTTGAACTAAAATCTCCGCCATTCATCCAGTAACTCCCTGGATCTTGTTGTTTTTTCTCATATCGCACTTCTGCCACCGTTCGTTCCTGTTGCTTTGAACCTAAAAACTCAACTTCATGCGCTACAACCTTAGTAAAAGTTCTTTTTTGCCCATCAACTTCGTAATTTTCAACCGAGATGCGCCCGACAACGCCAATTTTGCTACCCTTTTGTTGGAACTTAACTAGGTTTTCAGCTTGTTTGTTCCAAACTTGCACCGGAATAAAGTCCGTTTTATCCCCGTATCCATTGACCGCTAAATTAAATTGACACACCGCTTTACCGCCCGCCGTTTGTTTTAACTCTAAATCTGTACTGATATTCCCGATTAATGTTACATTGTTCATTTTTATACCTCCGTTAATCTGACTCTCACTTCTGCATTTTCTGCATAATATTTTTTAATACTCAATTCAACCACTTGCTTGTCATCTTGGTAAGCTAATCCATTCAATGAGTCTAAAATGGACTTTGCTAAATTATCACAATCCGGCTTAACTGCCGGTCTTATCATTCCTTCGATCTTAGCTTTTTTCTTCGTCTTACTGTCAGACTTAGGAACCGCGACTAACACTTCAATTTCGGCTCTGACTTGATTTTCATAGGGCAACCACCCAAATTGTTTGGCGTAATCTGAATAACACATTTTAACGTAATTCTCGTAAACCAACGTTTCTTTTGGTGTGTATACAATGCCTGATCTACCCATTCTAGGTCTTTGTTTGGCTTGTGCCTTGCCAGGGATTTTAAACTCTCTCATCTTTCCCCACCACCAGTTCTAAAATTTTTGGATGAACTTTACTCGCGTCTGTTCTAGCCTTATTGAACACATCAAATTCACTAACATCAAACCCTAAATCGATAGCTATTTCCTTGAACCAAGCCGGAATTTTTTTCTTTTCTTTCCAAAGGTTGTAAGTATTACTTCTAACGCCGAATAATTTACAAAACGGATCAAGCGTAATCCCGTTAGTCCTTAAGAAGTTATCGATTGTCCCTTTTTGGTTGTCGTTCTTGATATCCATTATGATATCTTCTTGGCTTTTTTTTCGGTTTCTAATTATTAGTCCCTCATACTCTTCCAGGGATTTGTCGGCATTTTTATCCCACTTAATCTTTGTGCAAAACTCTACTTTAGATGTGTAGTACGGGATGTTCTTATCTTCTAAAATGCTTGTTATCAATTCCAGTTGGTCTCTATTCAGTGCGTAGAGTTCACCCTCTTGGCTTATTCGAGTAAAATAATCCGTGTCGTACTTCACATAAATCAAATTATTCATCTCCGCTCACACCTCCTATCCCCAGCTTTCTTATTGTTTTCTCATTCACTCTGATGCCATCGACTTTATATTTAGTGTTAAATGTCCGCCAACCTATCGTGTGCGTTTCTTGGTGATGTTCGGCACACAAGGCGATTAACCTTAATTTCGTATGATCCACTTCATTTCGATTTCTACCACTTCCAACCGCATCGACATGATGAATATGAGCGTGTTTTTTGTCACATACAGCGCATTTACGGTGGACTAGACATAAATATAGGTAATTGTTTATTTCTCGCGCTAAAACGACTGTATTTGCGTTTAACGGCACGTCCCATTCGAAGCAAAACTCTAACAAATGTTCTATAAAATATCTCGCGGTCGTCATATCTATATTTGATAAACTAAAATAATCTCTATCTTCTTTCACCATAAAGTCATATTTCATATGCTCTTTGAGATACTCCGGATGATGCCCTGTGTAATCCGCAATATCTTTAATTAAGGCATAAATCTTCTTACGTTGATCGCCGGATATCCTTCTACCGTCGTCCACTCTGATTTCCCCGTGCATGACCTCTGATATAAACCTCTCGTCAATCAACTCATTGGGGATGTGGCACTTAAGCCACGCCCCTCTTGAGTCCTCTTGATAATCCCAAAACACCGCTTTAAGCATTTTTATCAGGCTTTTGACTTAACATTTCAATCAATTCTTTAGCTTGTTTGTCACTTAACTTGTCGTAAGCGTCCACGCCATAAGCGGATTTAACGTGTTGTTGCACTGCGATTTCATTAACGTATTTAGATTCAATTAACTTCACAATCTTAGCTGCATTAACATTAGCTTTTGTCTTGCTTGTCTTATCATCTTTACCAGTAGTGGCATCTAACCCGTCAGACTCTACAATTTCAAAAGCATTAACCCATAAATAACGTCGTAAATAAGTTTGTACCGCACCCAAGTTCTGCACGTCATGGCACCCCTTAAGATTTGCATTACTCATTGGAGACGTAAAAACTAATTTCTCGTCCGTGTTCTCAGCATTTACGATTGTTAATGTTGCCATTTCATTATCAAAACTGATGTTGCTACAAAGATTATATTTCTCTAATAAACTGTTGATCGTTGGCAAGAAATCACCTAATTCGAAATAATGATAACCAGCGAATTTGTTATGTCCCGATTTCTTCAACGGTTTTTCTTGAAACTCACAACGTGCTTTTTGCATTTTACTGTAAATATTGTTCATACTTTATACCCCCTATAAAAACACTTCAAGTTTTGGTTGCTTAGTCTCATAAAAACGAAACTGTTCTTTGAATCTTTCAAGTGCAAGTTCTGGTTTGTGTTCTTTGTAGTCGACAACCATGTAGTTATACCCCTTTGAAACCGCCAACTTTTCTTTTTCATAATCGTTCATTCGCTCTTCTTCCAATGTTCTTCCGCCGAAAAAATCGACTTCTTCATAGTGTTGACGTCCATGGACTTCGACAATTAAGTTATACTCGCGAATATATATATCGTACTTATAGTTATATCCATCTATTCTGTATTGAGAAACAACGTTAAACTCATTTTCTGTTAAGTAATCTAATATAACTTTCTCTCCTTTTGAAACCTTGCAATTAGGGCATCTAACGCCAATTTTATAATCACCAGGTCTTACCCAATGCGGATCGTGCCCACAATTGAAATTGATTAGCACTTTCGTTGTGTTGTTTACGTATTTAGATAACGATTTGTGATTGTTTTTTGTTAATAAAGCTATAAACTCTTCTCTCGCTTGTTTAGAGCAGTTCCCATAACACTTAGGGCATCTAACGCCAATTTTATAGCTAGCAGGACATATCCAATGTGGATCGTGCCCACAATTGAAATTGATTAGCACTTTCGTTGTGGCGTTTACGTAGTTAGATAACGATTTGTGATTGTTTTTTGTTAATAAAGCTATAAACTCTTCTTCCGCTTGTTTAGGGCAGCTCCCAGAACACTTAGGACATTTAACGCCAATTTTATAATCACCAGGTCTTACCCAATGTGGATCGTGCCCACAATTGAAATTGATTAGCACTTTCGTTGTG